GATTCTAACTTTACTAACTTCGGTAATGCTGGTACAGCAACAACTTCAGGTACAGCTAAAGACTTCTTAGGAACTGCTGTACAAACATCAGCAGTTGTTAACTTTGCTTTTGATTCTGGTACAAACTCTGGAACAATTTCAAATGGTCAATACCTCAACGCCTTTGATCTCTTCGAAGACAAAGACGTCATTGAAGTTGATTTCTTAATTGCTCCTGGAATGACAGCACGTGCTGATCAAACAGTAGTTACTAACGACTTGATTTCAATCGCTGCTGCTCGTAAAGATTGCTTGGTTGTAACTGGTCCAGCTCGTAACGACGTTGTTAATCAGACAAGTGAAGCTACTATTACAACAAACATTACGACAACTTCAGCTACATTTACTCGATCCAGTTATTCAACTGTGATTGGTAACTATCTGAAAGTTTACGATAAGTACAACGATCAATACGTTGAGATTCCTGCTTCTTCATCTGTTGCCGGTCTTATGGCTGAAACTGATAGAGTTGCTGCTCCTTGGTTCTCACCAGCTGGTACAAGACGTGGAGCTCTTCTTGGTGTAACATCGTTGAACTATAATCCAAACAAAACTCGCAGAGACGTTCTGTATAAAGCAGGTGTCAACCCGATTGTAAATCTACCGGGCAGAGGTATTCATCTCTTCGGTGATAAGACAGCACTCTCAAGACCATCAGCATTCGATCGTATTAACGTACGTCGCTTGTTCTTGACACTCGAAAGAGCAATTGAAAGAGCTGCTAAAGATGTTCTTTTTGAATTCAACGATGAATTTACAAGAGCAGAATTTGTTAACATTATTGAACCAGTACTCAGAGACGTTAAAGGTCGTAGAGGTATTACAGACTTCCGGATTGTGGCTGACGAAACAGTCAACACTCCAGTTGTTGTAGACAGCAATCAGTTTATTGCTAATATCTTTATCAAGCCTGCTCGTTCTATCAACTACATTACTCTGAATTTTGTAGCAGTTAGAACTGGCGTTAGCTTCGAAGAAGTAACTGGTCAGGCATTTTAAGGAGGGATAACTAATGGCACTAGGTAGTGTAGATGAATTTAAGTCACGACTAACCGGTGGCGGTGCCCGCGGTAACCTCTTTCAGGTGACGTTGGCTAACCCACGGGGTGGTCTCGGTGTTGGTCTGGATGTTGACTTTGCATCGTTTATGTGTGAAACAGCACAGCTTCCTGGCTCAACGGTAGGAACAATTGTAATTCCTTTCCGTGGACGTCAGTTAAAAGTTGCTGGTGATCGTACATTCGATGCTTGGACAGTAACAGTAATCAACGATACAGAGTTTAAGATTAGAAACGCAATGGAGCGCTGGATGAATGCCATCGCAAACCATGCGGATGCCGGTGGTACACAGGCTCCTGATCTTTACTTTGCAGATCTAAAGGTCGATCAATTTGATCGTGACGAGAATGTCATTAAGACATATCGTTTCAGAGATGCTTGGCCTTCAGAAGTTGCTCCAATTGAATTGAGCTATGGTGATAACGACACCATCGAAAGATTCTCAATCACTTGGCAGTATCAGTACTGGACATCAGACACCACTGATTAATTAATAATATATAGAAGGAGCGGGGAAGCTCGCTCCTTTTTATTATAAGGAATTAACATGGCAGAAAATGATCGCGGTTTTAGATTATTTGGTTTTGAAATAAAGAGAAGTCGACCTGAAGAAGATCCAAAGAAGGCTCCTTCTATTGTACCTGCGCGAGACGAAGACGGCGCGGGGTACGTAACTGCTTCAGGATCTCATTACGGCCAATATATTAACTTAGACGGCACCGATGCTAAAGATAATCATCAGTTGATTATGAAGTATCGTGGTGTTGCAATGCATCCCGAAGTGGATGCCGCAATTGAAGATATTGTCAACGAAGCAATTGTTGGTGGTGAAGATCCAGTAACAATTGATATGGATAATCTTGACGTATCTGATTCAATTAAGAAACAAATTAAAGACGAATTTGATGGTATCTGTTCAATGCTCAACTTTAATGAGCTTGGCCACGATATATTTAGAAGATGGTATGTTGATGGTAGAATCTATCATCACCTCGTAGTGAATGAGTCAAATCTTAAAGCAGGCATTGTAGACATTCGTCCAATTGATGCCGCTCGTATTCGTAAAGTAAAACAAGTCAAGAAGAAAAAAGATCCATCAACTGGAGCAGATCTTATTCAAAACGTGGATGAATACTTTATCTATCAAGAAAAACCAGGAGCACAAACATCCGGTGTAAAGCTTTCGCTTGATTCAGTTTCATACGTAACATCTGGTCTTTTAGATGAGACAAGAAAGAAAGTATTATCGTACCTTCATAAAGCACTAAAGCCAATTAACCAGTTAAGAATGATGGAAGACTCTCTAGTCATCTATCGTTTGGCACGTGCTCCAGAACGTCGTATTTTCTATATTGATGTTGGTAACTTACCACGCGGTAAAGCTGAACAATATATGAAAGACATTATGACTCGCTATCGTAATAAGCTTGTCTATGACGCGACATCTGGTGAAATTAAAGATGATCGTAAACACCAGTCACTACTTGAAGACTTCTGGCTTCCACGACGTGAAGGTGGTAAAGGTACTGAGATTAGTACACTACCAGGTGGTGATAATTTAGGTCAAATTGACGATATCTTATATTTTCAAAAGAAACTATATCGTGCTCTGAATGTTCCAATTAATCGTTTGGAACAAGAGGCACAGTTTAGTCTTGGTAGATCAAGTGAAATTTCACGTGACGAACTTAAGTTTCAAAAGTTTATTGACAGACTGCGTGCTCGGTTTGCGCATCTCTTTATGGGTATTCTTAAGACACAGCTAGTACTTAAAGGGATCGTGACAGATCAAGACTGGGTTGATATGAAAGAAGATATTCTTATCGACTTTATGCGTGATAATCACTTTGCCGAATTAAAAGAATCTGAGCTTCTTAGAGAAAGAATCCAAACACTCGATCAAATGAGTAACTATATTGGTGAATACTTCTCGAAAGAATGGGTAATGAAGAACGTGCTGATGTTCTCTGATGATGACATCGAACAGCTGGCAAAACAAGCCGGTGAAGAAGAACAACCTCAAGGAGATGAAAATGAGTGATGTTGAAAATGCTGAAGTAGAGAATGAAGAAAATCCTCTTGCTGGATTGGTTCAAGCTGCTTTAGATAAAGATTATAATAAAGCTAATGAAATCTTTGGTGATGCCATTAGTGTTAAATTGAGTGATATTATGGATCAAGAACGAGTTAAAATTGCTGGTCAAATGTTTAACGGAGATCCAGAAGATGAAGAAGACGAATCTGACTCAGAAGCAGAAGGCGATGATGAAGAGGAAGAGGATGGGTCTAACGAAGAGGAAGACGAAAATTCTTCTGAGTAGAAAGTAATAATATTATAAATATATAAGAATAACAGAAATGGATGTGCAAAAATGAAACTCATTTCAGAATTTACTGATCAAAATATTGAAGTTATTACCGAAGCAAAAGACGGTAAGAAAAAGTATATTATTGAAGGTGTTTTTGCACAGGCCAATGCAAAGAATAGAAACGGTCGAGTATATCCAATGGAAGTCATGGAAGGTGCTATCGGTAAGTATAACGATACGCAAGTTTCAAAAGGGCGTGCTGTTGGAGAATTAAATCATCCTGAAGGACCGACCGTTAATCTTGATAAAGTTTCTCATAAGATCGAAAAACTTCAATTTGAAGGAAACGATGTTATGGGCAAAGCCACAGTATTGGATACTCCGATGGGACAGATTGTACAAGGTCTACTCGAAGGTGGTGTTCAGCTGGGCGTTTCGACTCGTGGTATGGGAAGTTTGATGCAACAAAATGGCGCTATGGTCGTTAAGAACGACTTTCTTCTAAATGCGATTGATATCGTACAAGATCCATCTGCTCCGTCTGCATTTGTTAATGGGATTATGGAAGGTGTAGAGTGGGTTTGGAATAACGGCATTATTGAAGCTCG